ATAATGGAGTAAATTAAACCCCTTTGATTTGTGAACTTTAGTAATGGTGCGCCTAGCCCTGCAAAAAACAGGAATGCCCTAGCCTCTTGGTCGGGTCTGCCATAAGTATTAACTACCCGTTGCCACTCCTCTATGGTACCTTTTGGTTTAAGCATAGGTACAAAGAACATAGTCGAGTTAGATGGTGGGGAATAGTTGATACCTGCAGATGAAATCTCTCTATCTCCGATAATAAATTTGGTATCGTTATCACACCAACCGAACTGGGTGCGCATCTTTTCCGATACATCTCTATCCTGTAACTCTTTAGTAAAACTAGTTATGTAATCCATAATCTCCTTCATTTCATTACTAGTGCCAATGACTCCATGCTTAGATACGGTTTTCTTAAACTCATCTGAAGTCATCAAGGCTTGGTTAGAACAAGCGAACTCTCTTACACCGTCTTTAGGCATGTGGACTCTCATCCAAACCATATCGCCTAAATCAGGGTCAACCATACGTTTAACTACATAGAAGTCATGCTTAAAAATTAACTTATCTTTCTCTACTTCTTCACCAGTATCTTCCTTGCTAAAGCCTTGTTTGTAGATACCACCCTGTCTACCTCTAAAATATGGGTATGGTAGTTCAGGAATCTTATATGTAACTTCCCCAGCAATTTCTGCGCTAGGTAATGTAACAATGTTTTCTTCCTCAGTAGCCTTAGCAATCTTAGCGTTAATAGATATAGGGCTTGTGATCTTACCTTTATGCTTGCAACCATCGCATAAGCCGGGGCTTTGCTCTTGAATAGTCTTGCAGTGATAAGGCCCACCTATGTCATTAGCTTTATTCTCAGTATCTTGGAACGTATACTCAGGGTGATTCTTAGACATAGCATGGATAGCAAAATCCCTATCCTCACAAAACTGTGCAATAGATAGCCCTGCACGCCATTGGTTATAATCAATAGTCTGCTGGTTCTCGTAGAAGTATGTAAGCTGTGGACACTCTTGAGACCGCATGATCTCTTTGAAGTAGGTGATCTTATTACCCAACAATCTACGGGTAGTCTCATCCATAGGGCGACGAGGTGCTTTGGTAAGGTCTAGCTCTATTTCAATACCCTGCATTACCTTTACCCGAAAATCCTCGTAGTCCATGGATGGCTGTTTAACTTTCCATTCCACAGGCAAAGGAGGATCAGCCTTAAAGTTAAGGGTATCAGGAATACGTAATACACAAGCTACATCAGTAATCTTAGAAGCATCAGCGATAATATTTAAACGCTTGAGTTTAGCCTTCCAAAACTGGCAGGTCTTTAACCATTCCTCTTTCTCAATAGCTTTATCCATAGCCCAATGGACATGCAAGCCATTACCCGAGAAAACTACGTTAGGGATGGGTAAATCTAATTCTCTACGTAAACGCTTAATATCTTCTAATGCTGCTTCTCTTGTTGCATACCCTGTAATCTTGTCAGGGTCACTAACATACTTCTCACCACAATCTATATCTAACCAAAATGACTTCTGCCAACCTGCATTTATTGCTTTCCTGTTTTCATTAGTGATAAATTTCGAGCATCCGAAATACACATCTTTCTTTTCATCAAGTAGTTTTTGAATTAATTTCTCAGCTTCTTCAATCGTTTGTGCAAAGTGTGTAATCGGGGTGGTTTTTTTCTTGTACGTCGCTATACAATACCAGCCGAGACCTTCCTCAGGTAGTACCGTAGAGAGAAACTTATTCCACGAGGTCATTTACATCCTCAAATTACGCCGACAATAATCCTATCAAGCTAGGTGGCGCCTAGCTATCTAGTTGGCTCACGCCTTCTTTTTTAAATACTTATAAATCTTTACTTCATGGATTTTATTAGGGACACTTTTACCTAAAAACCAAGCGTATATAGCAGTGCGAGATACGCCAAAATGCTTTGCAACTTCTATTACGGAAATATCTTTATCAATACATAACCTGCCTAACATTACCCCTACTAGGTCTTGGTTAGCTTTAGCTACAGCCTTAGCAAATTTTACGGAATATCCAGTCATATTATTCTTATATTAGGTAGGGCTAGCGGTCGTTTATTTCGCTATTTAAGTATTCAAACACCCTGTTACTATTATGCCCAGTCGTCTAGGACAGCGTTAATATCTTTAGGCGTTTCCGCTTCAGTTTTCTTAGCACGCTTTACTGGCTCAGGTGTGACTTCTTCCGACACAGCTGGTTCTGCTTTAGCTACTGGTTTAGGGGCTGCAATTGCTACTGCACTGTCAATAGCTCCTGCTGTTTGACCAATAGCCGCTTTAGCTTCTGCTGTTTTACCTTTAGCCATTGCATTATTAAACTCATCTTCTTCCAAATAACGAACTGCTTTGAAAGTAAGTTTTGGTGTAGCGCTAGATGTGTCAAAACGCATTTCTGTAACTACTGAAGTTACTGATACATTGTTAGTACCGAGTACTTTAACGTAGGCTTCCAAAGGCATCTTGCCATCTTCGCCCTTACCAAAGATTGACTGCGCTGGTAGGGTTAATTGGAATACATCACCTTGCTGGTCATTCTCTAATAGAACTGCGAGGCGACGGCTAAAACGACATGCACGACCACGACCACTTGAGTGTGAACCATCTACGTTTTGTGGGCAGTCTTTGCAAGTAGCTGACTGTGGCTTCTCACTCTTAGGATTCGGGCTTGTGCCATTATCAGAAAAGCAATCAGGTAACTTAGCGCCTTGACCTTCTGTAAATGTACCCTCGTAAAACGTACGGGAATTATGTTGAGCTGCACCGACAATAACGATGTTCATGCTACGCTCTTCATTTTTAGCTACTTCTTTACCGCCGACTACCATGCGGAAGACTGAGCCTTTAATAGAGATACGCTTTACGCTTTGACCATCTGAAGATACACCACCCATCAGGGCTTTGGTAGTTTCGTCTACACCGCCACGCAAGTGGGCTGGTAGGTTACCTTTTAACATACTGAGTTCATTAGCCATTATCATTTTCTCCTTGTTTCAAAAATACATAGATTTGTTCTGCTAAAGTTATTAGTGCATCAATGCCTTGTACATCAGACTTAGTTGCAAAGTCCATTGCCATAGCTCTTAATTGGATGTCGTTATTCATGTACTGCTCCTTGTGTTGTAGTTAGTGCTTCAATGTCCTGCTTTTTAAAACGTAATTTAGTACCTACTTTAAAGTGAGGTATCTTTCCTTCTCTGCATAAAACATAAATCGTTTGGCGAGAGACACGTAGTATCTTCGCTACTTCATCAACTGTCAATGGCAAGTCTTGCATTTTTACTTTCTCCTTACTGTTACTGTATACCGATTATTAATATTCATTCCAACTGGCATTAGCGTTGGGTTTTCATCTAGAAACTGCTTCATATTTGTTGTATTTATGCCTCGTGTTAGTACTTGAGGAATATCATGCTCCTTTATAAACTTGTACATGTTTTCCCAATCGGTGGTTTCGTATCTAGTTTTTACTGATCTAAATACTGTGCCATGTGGGGTCTTTAAACTATCTACACCTAACTCCTTGCAGATGCTCATTAGCTTTTCTTCTACCATTTGCATCTGTTCTTCTATTACTTTATCTTTTGCATCAAACTCAGCTTGTAGCTCAGCACGTTTATCACGCATCTTTATATAAGCTTTTGTGAGTCTATCAGCTAGTCCTTCTTCGCTCATATTTCCTCCTTGTTTTCTTTAAGTATACTCCATCTCTTAACAATGTCAACTAAGTAGTTCCCCGTATAGCGCCATTATGCTACCCTGAATGTCTTGTTTATTTTGTAACGCCTCATACAATTTCTTTTCTACGCTTGACCCCCGTAATTTAATTACAGTACATGGGTTCTTTTGCCCACTACGATGCACCCTAGCATTAGCCTGTGCATATGTCTCATACGATGTTATAGGACCCCACCAGACGATTGTATTTGCCGCATGTAGGGTAACGCCATGACTAGCCGCTTGGGGCTGTATGATTAAAACTCGTGGCTCAGGGGTAGTTTGGAACTTCTTAAATACTTCTGTACGTT